TCTCCAAATTATTTAGTTATTTTGTTCAGCCGGTGCTGAAGAACCAAATCCACCACCCTGCGGCTGTGTAGGATTACCATCTTGATCTACCTGCTGTTGATAGATGGGGTTTTCCTGTTCACCTGTGATTTGTTCATCCATCTCTTCAATCTCGTCATCGGATTGATAAAGAATATGTTTGCGTACCCATTCGTTAGAATAATACTTACCAATATACGGATCCATTTGTTGCAGCGTCATCATTCGATCACGAACAACAGCAGCTTGCTTTTTTTCTTCAAAATAATTATCTTTTGTATAATCAAACGATATTAGATTTTTGATCAGCTTCCACTCATCTTCCGTCATTACGTTTTTCAGGATGAGTTGCTTCTCCAGAGCTACCATGAATATTTCATTGAAGCGAGCACGGAGTCTATCGATGTACTTGGTAAATTTGATCTCATCTCTTGAGATCTCTGTTGCTTGATCAAAAACAAATGTACCGTCATTCTGCAGACGCGAAGCAGGTACGTTAAGCGACTCATACAGCTTACGTTGGAAGTATTCAACGTCTGACAACTCACCGAGGTTCTGGCCTGCTGGCAGTGTTGTAATTTCTGTTCCTCTACTACCTTCACGGCGAGGGAACCAGTAGTCTTCAAGCATAGTCATGAACTTACGATCATCACGGACTTCACCGCTTGTTGAATCGTACACAACTTTATTTTTATGACGCTGCATCATATCGCGGAGATATTGCTCAGCTTTCATCTTTGGTAGGTTACCAACGTCAATATAAAAAATACGACGTTCTGGCGCACGTGATATACGATACACGATTGTTGCATCTTCAAGAGCTCTCAATTGATTGAGAGGTTTAATTGCTTGATGCAGATGAGAAAGAACAACCGTGTTGTTTGGATCTAGTAAACCAGACGTTACATGAACAATACTATCAGGTGCAATTCTCAGACCTTGAACTGCAGAGTTCGTTCCAATTTCACCAGCCTTGTTTTGGAAGCCGCGTTCGTTGTAAACAAAATACTCTTGATGCGTCTGTACACTTACCGATTGTGTGTCTTTGTTACGCTTACGTTTTATTTCACGGATCTTACGCAACTTACGTGGATCGACGTATCTTAATTCTTTGATACCATCTTGCGGCGAGGTGACATCGATAATGATGTGATAGTATATTCGTCCGTCAACATACCATCTTTTGAATATGTCGAATGCTGACTTATTGAAGTCGAGCAAAGAAAGAACGTTTTCAAATTCGTTCGTGATCAGCTTCTTGATGTTTGCTGAAAGCTTCGTGTCGTCTAGGTTAACCTGAACAATTCGTTGCTTCTCTTGTACAACGATAGCTTCATTGAGAATGTCGTCTATGGCACGCTCTACTTCAGGATGCATTGACATTTCACGATACTTTGTTACAAGCTCTGCCTCTGTTCTTGCAGCTCCTTGTAAATCGACGTACGTACCGTAAGCACCACCAGCAGCAACAACGACAGCACCGTCGTCTTGTACTTCGGGTGCAAAGGTCGGTTGTTTTTCCTGAATTACTTCTTGATTCGCACGGCGAATCTCAAAGCCAAAAAAGTTTGCCATATTTACTCCATCAAAGAGAAGAGCGCCTGCCGGCGCTCGCTCTTAATTAAGCTCCGCCACCGTTACCGGTAACGCCACCACTCACTTCCCACCAGTCATACTGGAAGGTTACATTGAACTCTTCAATCGAATCTGTATCGCCCCAGTTAAGGTCAATAGCAGAGATAGCAGAAGGGAAGATTCCGTTAAACTTGTATGTACGGATCGGAACACCAGTCTTAGAAAACTGTGTTACTTCTGCTGTTGATTTATATAGGAGAGGGGAAGCAGCACCAAAACCACGAAGGTTAGTTTGGTTAGAATTAATCTTGCTTGACCACTCTTCCATTGCATTACGGATTAAGAAATCTTCATCGTTGATTACTGTCACAGACCAGTCGCCGAAAGTACGATCACCAGCGAGTCTAATTTTACGACCGAAGTATGGAACTTCGATCGTACCTAGTGTTGACTCGGGGATCTGTGAAGCACGAACGAGAAACGGGACCTTAATATCCGCAACGCTATTTGCTGGATTAGTAAAAGTCACCTGGAATAGGTTGCCACGTGCGCCACCTAGTGTCAGTTGACTTCTGATCTCATTTACGTTAAACGCCATGTTTGTTCTCCTTTATCTTTTATTTATCAATTAAAACTGACCGACAACTTCGGAGAACTCAACACCTGTTCTAACAGCAACAAAATTCAATTGGATGAAGTTAATGCTCTTAGCTGGCTTAATATAAATGTCGCCAATAAACTCGTTACGATCAATGACCTCACCGGTGTTGTTTGACGTATCGCAAACAACTTGGAAGTCATAGATACCACGACGTCCTTGAACATCACGTAGGAATGGCTCAACCAGATTACGGAACTGAGCACGTGTAAAGTCGTCGTTGAACTCGAACAGAGTAAACTTAGCTGCTGTTGCAACTGCTTTCTCTAGGACAATGAACAAACGACGAACGTTGATACGGTCAAACGCGCTTGGCTTTGCAAGCAGAGTCTTGTCACCGTACAGAATCGTACCTTGGCCAGGGAATGTAACAACAGGGTTGACACCAGCCTTGTAAAGAATGTCACGGTCAGCTTTGCGTGGGTTGTACGCTAGCTTAACGATGTTCTTGATTTGACCACGGTTGAAACCAGCTGGAGACCACCATGCATCTCTTGTATCATCTGTTCTGACGCAAAGACCAGCAATATCTCCGTTCATTGGAATCCAACGGTAGATATCATTGTATTTGTCGTACTGATATTTGTAGCCGGAGTCAAGAACAGCATAAGAAGTGCTGCGTAGAGAGTTACGGAATGTTACAATATCATTTGCTTCGTCGCCTGCGTTGTTAATAACATCTTCTTTTGCAGGTGAAACAAACACGACGCAATCCTTACGGACTTCAGCAATATTGTCAATCAGATAATTTGCTAGCTGCTCGCCGTTCGTACCGCCACGTGACTTACCTGTCAGAACTAAAGACACATCAACGTCTTCTGCAGAAGCGAACAAGTCATAGCCAAGCAGCACTGTACCGATCGATACATCTGCTTCTGTCTGACCATCCGTACCACCATTGAACGATAGAGTCAAAGGTTTTGCATTCGAAGAAGAGGCAACAGAAGCAGCGTTGCTGCTTGCGGCGCCAGAGCGCTCATTTGCAAACCAAATGTAGTTTGAGCCGTCATTGATAACAGTGACGTAGTAATTTGTAGCACCGTCTTCTGTCTTAGCATCAGAGCTACGAGAAACGCCATTGAATACTTCCAGAATGGTACCAGGAACACCGGTGAAGGAACCGTCCTCATCCGCAACAACGACGTGAACCTCATCGACTGCAGATGTGTTTGCACCAAAGTTTGTTTGGTAAGCAGATACACCAGGTGCTGAATCGACAGCATTGAAGTATTCCCACTTACGTGTGAAAGTGCTCAGCGATGTGTTTTGTGATAGTGTATACACATTCTCACATTGAAGGACAGCACGAACTTCCGTGTTGGAAGTTGTACCGCCTGTCGAGTTGGAGTGTGCTGGTGATCCAATCGATGTGATCTTCATGTTCTGAATGCCAACTGTCGTGTTACCCACTTGAATGTAATCACCAACAGTTAGTTTGTCAAGAATAGCTGCTGCTGCAGTGTTTGACTGTGTCAGTGTGCCAGTATCAGGTACAACACGCAACGTCACGTTGGCTGATCCAACCGTTGCTTCAATTACGCTTGCAGTTGCATTGATTAGGTACGAACCGCCTGTGTAATCGCTCATGGAAATGTTAGAGCTGTATGCGTTTGTTGAATCACAAACGGAGATTTTCAACGAGTTACCTAGCGCGCCAGGATATTTTGCAACGTAAAGAACGTCTGTATCATCCTGCAGCGTTGTAACAGTATCAAAATGATCGCTGTTTTTAATGATGAAGTCGTTCATATCACTAACCGCTGCAATGTTTGCAACAGCGTTTCGAACAACCACGTTTGCATCTGACGATGTCGTGTTTGCGACACGAGCAATGTACAACTTATTGCCATACGACAAAAAGTTTGCTGCTGTGAAGAATGTTTCAGCGTTATGATTGGTAGGCTTACCAAAACGTGCAGCCAAATTTGTTTCTGAGTCAACGAGAGTGCGCTTTTCTACAGGACCCCAACGGAATACGCCAGCAAGGGCACCTTCGGTAGTAGAAACAGCGGGGACGACTGTCGTCAGATCAATTTCAGTTACATTTACGCCAGGACTAACTTGAAATGGCATGTTTATCTCCCCTCTGAGGTATTATTATTTGAAAGACAGGTGATGATTCGCTGGTATTTATAATTTTGGGGTTTCTAATTCTCAATGCACTGTAGAAGTATAACGATCGAGCATCACCCGGTCATATTCATCATCTCCAGCAAAAAGCCATGAATCATCGTTCTTTTTTGCTGCTATCAGAACCTCAGAGGACAATTCGCCGCCTGATATAATACCCATTGGAAGCATGCTTTCATCAAATGCTTCTTCATTTTCTTGTTCTAGCTTCTGACGCAGATCGACACTTGTGAGTTCTTTGACGTATTGTTGATTGATTGCCCACGCAAAAAGAACACAACACATCACTAGGTCATCATGACCTTCTTCTGCCTCATAACTCTCACCAATATTTACAAAACGGAACAACTCGTACAAAACGCGTTCATCATTAATTAAAAGTTTATCACTCTCAACGAGCGTCTTCAAACCCATACATCCAATACGCTTAACCGCTTTTGTCGTACGAACACCCAGACGCGTCTGTTGTCCATAACCTGGTGATATTACTTGACCGCTTCTTCCATTATTTACTGATGTAAGAATATTTTCATATTCTAGTTCACCTTGAAGAATGTTTGCAATCTGTTCTCCAATGTCGTTTGTTTCGACAAGAACATATGCATTGTTATAGTGTTTGGCTAGCTGGAATACAATATTTGGATACAGCAACGGCGATATCATGTTGTTACGGTACGCAGCAACAACGCGGTAAGGTAATTCTGAGACATCAAAAACAACGAACGCTGAATAGTCGCCCTGAACACCCCGTGCTGTATCAACGACTGTTATATATTGTCTTCCCTGTACGGGCTGAGCAAATATACAAGTGTCTGCATTTGACACGACTGGCTTTATCGATCTAAGCGTGCGCAGTTTCGTAGCGCTAATCAATGTGTGTGAAGAACCAATGAACTCACATTCGAATTCAACCCTAAACTGTTCTTCAGAGGTGTTACGGATAGTCTCCGCCTTCCACTTCTCATCACGGCCTGGAACTTCACTCCAGTGAACATCAATTCGCTTGTAGTTATTCTTGCCTTCTTCACTATCGGTCCATATCTTGTAAAACATATTGAGACCGTTAGGTGTCGATGTGATCAATACCTTTGTTGTTTCACCGGAAGAAATCGTCGGGTAAACAGAAGCAAAGAATGACTCTTGCATGTTATTTTCAACGAACGCAAACTCATCAAGATATACAAGGTTGAAAGATCCACCACGGATTGCGCTTGAAGATGTTGCAGATGCGAGAATTTTAGAGCCGTTTTCTAGCTCAATAAAACCTTTATTCCATTCAATGATACCCTGCTGAAGCCATTTTGGTAAATGTTCATACGCTAACTGGATACGTGAAAGAATTTCACGCGCCTGAGCAAGTTTATGTGCTAAGATAGCGACGCTGTAGGTCTCATGGAACAGTACATACCATAACATGATACCGACCAACGTCGTTGTCTTACCACACTGACGAGGCATTTTGCAAATAACAAAACGCTCAGCAACAGATAGGTTGACGATGTCTTTTTGATATTCGTATAGATTGAAGTTGACCAAACCACGGTCAACGTTAACGATCTTAATATACGTTTCAATGAAATACTCAGGATCCTGAGCACATTTCATCCACTCACTTACCTGCTCAGCGGTCCACTCATGCTTTACATTCGATCGCTTTAAGTTTTGATTGCCAAGATAGGCATCATTAATCTTTCTGCTCATTACGTTGCTTTTTTATTAGCTGCTGCAGCTCTGTTGTACTACCTACAAACAAATTATTATTGACTGTCGTTGGAGCAGCTGTTTCCCCTGTCAAGTCTCTTTTACGTTTTTGTAACTCGAGGAGATCTTTGTTAGCGTCGGCAACTGTCTTCAAAAGTGTTGCTACGACCTCAAACGCTCTTGGGTGTTGTGACATTCCTGCTACACTGACGATGTCAGTTAACGCCTCTTGTCCCTTCTCTATTGCAGCAATAAGATTGCCTCGAGCGTATTCAAAATCATCCTGCACCTGTGCATCAACAGCTTGCGACGGTGCTTGCAGTTGTTGAAGCGGCACAAGGTCTAACGTTTTAGCAATTTCGTCATTGTTTGTCATATTGAGTCAGTTCTTGTTACAATGTAACCATAATTATCTTGTGCGTCTATGTATACGACATCAACAGAATTTGTATTGCTTGTAGTCGGTTGCCCGTTTGCCGTCAGGCCAGGTCTTATGTCGGTTGACATTACACTAACGTTTGCTGTCGTATCAGTGTAGAAGTTTGTATTAGCAAACTTAATAATGTTACCCCTACGTACCGGTCCGTACATATATGCCTTCATTGTGAATCCCAACGTCCATATAATTGCTCGACGTTTATCAAAATCACCCTCGTAATCATCTTGAACATCGATTGTATTCAACACTAAAGGAATGTCAGCGGTGATATCCATATCCGGAAGCAACTCTACAGTCGTGGTCCACTCGGGTGTGAAAAACGGTAGAATCTGCTCGACAATTCTTGTTCCGTCTTCAGCGTTCTTTACCATGATTGATAATGTGAACGAAATATCATACGGCACAGGGTTGTAGACATACTTCAGCCGATCTGTAGACAACGTATCCATTGCCGCCCGCTTACCTAGGGTGTTTAGTTTGCGATCGGGTGCATACGATATATTGCCCATCTCAAACGACATCCGTGGTAAAACGACAGCCGGCATTCTGTTCAATGCTGGATCAGCGGTAACACGTGCAAGTACCTTTTCCCGTGGACCGTAACTGATTGGAACTTTGATTGTCCTGATTTCATTTATGTCCGCATCATCAGGAACGTTTATGTACACGTCATTGAACAACGTGCCAAACAATGTAACGTACTTTTTAATAAGACCGTGATAGAACGTATGACCAAACATTAGTACGTCCCTTCGCTAAACGGATCACGTTCTGTAAAATCAACAAACCCATCCGCTTCAACTTCAAAATCATCATTCTGTGCAAGTGGATCGTTGTCGTTGATATCGTAAGTTTCCTGTATCATTGGGAAGCCTTCTTCTGTTGTAAAGAGAAGACCAGACTCTGTCATAATACCAGCAGCGTCACCGAGACTGAGTGTATAATCTCTTTGAATGCGATCGACTTCTGCAATGCCGGTATTGAAGTATTCGTTGCTGTATTCAAACAGCTCACATTTTAGATCATAGACCTGAAGTGCACCAAGCTGATAGAAGATTGATTCATGTTCAACAAATTTAATCTCGAAAATCTTCTTATTCAGAGGGAAGTAAATTAGATCACCCTCTAAAGGACGATCACGATCTCGACCAGCAACACCTTCTAGTGTAAGCTCGACACCTACTTCGTTACTAAACACACGGCGTGCTATTGTAAATGTAATCTGGTCTCGTATTTGGATATTGAACTTAGAAAGGAAATCACCTTCGCCTGCAAACCCTTCAATGTTTTTGATATACATCTCGACAGGAACAGCGACACCGTAAGAACGACTCTCATCTTCTTTAAAAACAGGATCCACTGAACCCGTGTTCCGTGGAATAAAGAAAACATCATGACCGTATATCTTAATAGATTCGATCATTAAGTCTTCTATGAGTATCTGTTCTTGACTACTCTGGAAGTTGTTGAAGAAGAAGTTTGTTGCCATTCTTAACCCTTCAACTCACCCCTAGCAATCAGGATTGCTTTGTTTTTTTGGTGTTGTTCTTGCACTAACTCTTTGTTTTCACCTTGATATGCAACAGCGTAGTTGTTGTCAATCAACCATTGGTTTACGTTTGTACCATCCTCGAGAATGAACTCACCCAGGATACGGCCGAACTTATCATCGTTGTTATCAGGTTTGAATGTTCTGATTTTACACTTGGCACTGGTAAGCTTGTCTGTCAACTTTTTCTTTGAAAGCAACCCTCTTGGCTTTTCTTCAGTGTTTGTTGTACGAGATTCTGGCGTATCCACTCCTGCCATTCTGACACGTTGGCCAGCTAGTACAACATTAAATCCTAGATCAAGATCAATGTCGACTGTATCACCATCGAGTACCTTGTTAACTTTGCATGCATACTCGTACATGGATTATCCAATCATATCCATTACTGGTAATGAGTAGCTAGAGATCATCTCTTTTTCCATTGCTTCTATTTCATCTTTTGCATCATTGAAGATCTTTTCGCCGTTGAACTGAACTCCACCGGGAAGTTGCATTCCAGTAAACTTTGTAAGGTTAGAACCCCACTGATATTTGATCTTTGCTGTTGTGTAGTTTTGTAGCCAACGATCGGCCCACATATCACTATACGTGTCTGGATCAAGCACCTCATATGCTTCAATTAGTAAGTACTCGCCTGCATTATAATTTTCCCACTTTGTATCAACATACAAGCGATCACGGTGACGGCTGTAGCGTATAGGCTGTTGGCCAACAAGCATCTCCGAAATCAACGACAGATGTTGCATTGCCATGAAATAAGGGATCATTGAGTATGATGTCAATGTATACAGATCGTTCAAAGCTATTTGATAGCGGATGTTGAACATATCGTCAGAACGGATGGAAGGATCACCAATTGGGAACACACGCACAGCACCTACAATATTTTCTGGTAGCGTGATGTATTTGTTTGTAATATCTGTATTTGTGATTAGATGTTTGTAGTACACCTTCTCTGTCCCATCGAAGTGGTAGTCCCAGTAATAACGGATAGACTCGTCTATTCGGTCTTCTACCTGATCATCGTCAACGTTAATTTCAATAACAGGCTTACCTAGTTTGCGAAGGCAATACTCTTTGAATTCTGCTCTTGTTGTTGGAACGGCCATGGTGTCTCCTTTTTAACTATTTATCAGACACCTCTGACAAAGGATCCAGTGAATGTTGGTCCATACGCGGAACCGGTTTCGGTATTGATTGAACCACCAGCGCTGTGTATTACATAAACCTCAAAGTAATCATTGTTTGCGGTGTTTGCCACAACAACATCACTTACAACGACTCCTGCACCACCTGCCGCACCTAAAGGTATACGGTTTCCTCTTTTGTGCTCGGCACCATTCTTAAAGATAGAAATAATCATGTTACCTTGTGTACCTGATACCATCGATACCGTCGAGTTCAGTTGATAGTATCCCGAGATAGATGGGGTGAACCTACTGTTTGCAAAACAATTATTTGTATCAAAATCTTCCGTATCGAACGTCACCTTGGTGAAAGCTGAATTGGCTAGGCTCGTTGCTGCTGCTCCGTATGCACTGAAAGCAGGACCATTTGTTGCTTGTGTTACATACGTTGTAGTGACCAGTGTACCGTTTGCATCGTAAATTGGTGTACCGGTACCAAACTCAATAAGAGCCGATCCATTAGATGTAAACAACTTACCATCAGTTACGTTTAACGCTAACTCACCCGTGTCAATAAACGTGGTGTTACCAGAGTTGGTTGTGTTGGGTGTACGACCAGAAACGGTCGTTCTTTTAATTTGTAGCTTATTTGACATCAAGGCTCCTATGTAGGAAATGCGATCTTATTTAAGATTCGTTTGTTATGCAGCTGGTTCGTATGCTTGTAGTTTTACTTTTAGTAATTCAACCTGAACATTGAGACCGTTTATGAGCTTCTGCAGTCGCTTATTATCTTCATCAACAGAATTCAACTCATTAACGCGCGCCTGCAATTCAGCGTGCTCTAATTTGAGCTGCCCGTGTACTTCTGTTTCCGTTGTCAAAGCAACGCGGGTTCTCTCATACTCATCACATATCTGTTTATGTGTTTCTATAAGCTGTTGTAGTTTTGCCTCGCTGAGAGATAGTTTAGATTCAACCATCAAACAACGAGACATTGTTTCTACTGAGAGCCTCTTTCTGCTTTTGCAGAAACAGATTAACAAATTCACCATCCATGTTTGCCATGATGTACCTTTCAAATGATCAATACGTGCCGCCGTCCAGTGTGCTGTATGCAACAACACCACCGGATATCTGAAGAATTGTACCTTCTGCACCTTTGTTAAGTTTTCTGAATCCATTCGTGCTATTAGCGACAAGTAAGTCTTCTGCCGTGAACACATTCAAGCCTGTACCACCAGAGTTACCTGCAAGAGGCGTAGACAATGTAAGAGTGTTCGCTACAATTGCAACATTCAATGTGCTGTTTGCAGTGATTGCAATCGTCGAAGAGTTAGCAATGAATCCTGTTAGACCAGCGCCGCCTGTCTTAATAAATGCTTGCAACGTTGCAAATTCAAAAGTAGCATTACCGGTATCAACGGTACCCGCTGGGGAAACTTCCAGACTTTGGAACAGTTTGTAGATACCGCTATCACTTGCATCACGGAAGAAACCTGTATGTTCATGGACACCAGCATCACCAACCTCATAGCTTCCGAAGAAACCAATATCAACAACATCACCTAATGTGTTATCCGATGCCAACTGAATCATCGAGTCGGTAACGGTCAGGTTGTTAGCGTTAATTGTTGTCAGCGTACCAGTAACGTTTAAGTTACCAGAAACAGTCAAATCATTAACAGCAATTGTGTTTGCCGTCAACTTATTAGTAACGGCAACGTTTGCACCAAAAGAGGCATTAGCTGCCACTTGCAACGTAGTTGCAACGTTAGCAAAACCGTTGATTGTTGTGTTACCAAATGTCGCTGTAGCGTTAGTTGTGGTTAAAGCTGTCGATGTAATTTGGACATTGACTGTGCTGTTACCAACAGAAATTGTAGACGTATTAACAACAACGTTTGCACCAACCGCAATATGCGTAGTGTTGACAATGGAATTACCAGTTGTCAGACCTGCTTGTGTCAGAACACTATTAACTGTCGAGTTACCAATGTACAGCGCAGAGGAATTAACGACTGCGTTTGAACCAACGGAAACAACTGAGTTGTTAACAACAACTGTTTGCGATGCTGTTTGATACGACGTGCCAATTTGTGTCGTAACTGCATTGACGGTAGAGTTACCAACCCTCAACGCTGTTGTATTTGCAATAACGTTGGCACCAGCAGCCAGAACTGTTGTATTAACAACAGACGTACCAACAAGAACCGCATTGGGGTTGATGTTGGCAGACGCTGTACTATTTGCTACACGGATCTGTGTTGATGTTACGGAAGCGTTGACTGTCGTGTTACCAACGAGCAACTGTGTTGTATTAGCAACGACGTTTGCACCAACATATACACCTGTCGTGTTTGATGTAACTGTAACGGTACCGTCTGTTATAACAACATCGTTAAAGTCTAGTGTTGTTGATTGTGTTGTGTTGCCAACGCGAAGAGATGATGTGTTCGCAACAACATTAGCACCGACAAACACACCCGTTGTGTTAGATGTGACTGTAACTGTGCCGTTTGTTATAATAACATCGTTAAAATCAACGGTCGTGGATTGTGTTGTATTGCCAACACGAATAGCAGACGTGTTTGCGACAACATTTGCACCTGCCGCTAGAGCAGTCGTGTTGACAACAGATGTACCTGTTACAAACTGCGTCGATGTGAGGTTTGCAGAACTTGATCCATCCTGAACAGTCAGCAATGAAGAATTCGAGTATACATTGATTGTGCTGTTACCGACGGTGAGATCGCTGCCGGAGAATGTCAGATTACCAACTGTAATCTGTGTACCGCGCAAAGCAAGGTTACCAGCAGACAATGTTGTATTGACTGTACTGTTACCAATGAACAACGTTGTCGCATTAATTGTCAGATTAGCTCCGACAGAGATCTGACCTGTGTTTACAACAGTGTTGATTGTTGAATTGGAAACAACAATACCTGTCAGAGTTGCGACAGCGTTTACAGTAGAATTACCAAGATAAAGAGCTGTGCTATTAATAACAGCGTTTGAACCAACCTGGACAACGGATGTATTAACTCTCGTGATACCAACGTCGACGGTATTGGAAACGGCAAGAGTGTTAGAACCCTCAGTAAATGTAAGGCCGGCGGTACCAGTGATACCCTGTGCGGAGTTACCATAACCAACATGCGTTGCTGTCAATCCACTTGACTTTGAATCAACATACGTTTTAACAGCGTATGATGTTAAAAGTTCAGTGTTGGAGTTACCACCCGATGTACCACTAACACCACCTAACTGAGTACTATTAGCAAATGTACTGATCGACGTGACGTTGATAGTTGCCCCACCAGGGCCAATAATCAGCTTAGCTGTTTGAACTGCATCAATCCAAGATGACGAGTTTGCAACCAGTGCTTGGTTAGCTGTCAGAGTACCTGGATAACGTGCACCCGCTATTGCAACAACGTTTGCTGAGTTAGCCGTGCCATTGACACTACCAATATAAAGAATTTCACCATTACCCGAGTAAGCAAGCTCACCGGCAACAACGTTGCTGCTCGGTACAGCTACTGTGCTGCTTCTCTTAATTTGTATCAGATTTGGCATTTAAAAGGTACCCCCGTCTAGGTCTAGTAATCGTACGATGTATTTGTCTGTCGTCGGATCATAAACGAGGGTGCTGCCTGCCACGGTATTGGCATCATCAGCTGTCACATCCAACATCTTATCTAATCGTCTGTTGGCATCCGCTTGAATTGTGTTCTTAAGCGTGATCGGCGTATTGGTCTGAATGTAGCCGTTATCAATTTTTACAACTATTCCAGTCATCGTGTCACCCTTGGTGTTACGGTCACAACACCTTCAACGATACGTGATGTGATGCCAGAATTGGTTATAAAAACGTCATAAACATAACGACCAGCAGTAATATTTGCTGTTTGCGTATCGGTCAACGAAAGCGTAATCTCACCCAACTCCTCACTCACATCCGCTGTGAATGAAACTGAGTTTGATGAAGAATACGTCTTTCTCATTTGCGCTGAAACGGTATAATCGTTGAGAGGAACGATGTTACCGTCCTCATCGGTTAAGTTTACCGTAGTTGAATAATCAGCTCCCTGATCAATGACTAGATTTGCCTTTATCGCCATACACTAATCCGCTCTTATTGTTATTGTTGTATTTATATTTACGGAAATTAATGCCTTTGACCGATCACCATGAATCTTGACTTGTGTCCTAAATCGTATCTGCCAGCAAAGAGAACATGGTCGAGCTTAACCTGATCCTTCAATTGTTCTGTCGATGAAGCAGGATTTATATGGCCGGGATCCGTTCCCTTATCACATGATTGAAAGATGTAGACCGCATCTTTATTTGAAGTTCTTATCTGATCAAGGTTCCTCATATGCTCACAAGAGGTGTTGATCACCAGATCAAAATCACTTCCTTGAAGTAAGTCGATTTGTTTTTCCACATCCAGAACGGCTGTCCGTACGTTGCTCTTTGTTTGGTAAAAACAATCATGTAACTGTTCCGCAACCGAGAGTAGGTTTGGGTCTCTATCCGTCAGGAGGATGTAAGAGGGACGGAAGGCTTCATTGATCATTGGAATCAGATAACTACCATACCACCCACCGAGAATAACAACTTTCTTTGGCCGGATAGAAAGCTTCTCTGCACTTTCCACCAGCCACTTTTTTGATCGATACTGCGTATTACTCAGCGAATCAGCAAAATCATTTATACTTGCTGCGTCGTTAGATATGAATCTAAGAACATCAGAAACATTACGAAGATATTCAATCATGTAGTTATAATGTTTGGATTTATTGATTGTGGATCCAATTCTTGGAGGAGTTTATCTATTCTTGCTTCAAGTGACGCTTTATAGGGAGTCGTTTCCCAAGCCGTGTATGTTGTTTGAACGTCAAATACGTCCTCATACCACGTCATTTGCTTATTTGCTTGCTTGCAATATTCCAACAATAAAGTTGCACCTATCAGCGATCTTTCAATAAAGCTAAACATTTCACCCTCTGAAGGAGCACGGTTAGCATTTACTTTCTGCATATAGCAGAACAACGAACGAGCTATGTTTTTTATATTACGTCTTGTAATATACCCGACCGCATCGTTCCAGCAATGTGTCACGGTGAGGTTTGCTGGCAAGAGATACATACGAGTAGGATCGTCAAGATTCTGTGTAGATGTTACATACTCTGAGATAGTGAAACTTGGATTGTAACCAACTTCGTGAAACTTATCTTTTGCATTGATACGAAACGGACTTGCAACGGGGTTATGAACTGACGTGTACGATAAGTCACCTGCATACGGAACTTGCAGCTCAAGTGCTTTTGAGATTGCAAACGCTGTCGAACCTGATCTTACTGAACCAACAACAAACATATTGGGCTCCTAATGAATTTTGTTACTGTGAAAATTGGTGAAAAATACACCTCTACTTATGTGAATCGCGTGTTTGAAATGTGTCAGAAGCATGTTAACTTCCCGTTCACGTTTTGCTGCTACACGGACGATCCTACTGGGATCAACCCCTTGATTGAAATAATCCCGTTTATTGATCACGGCCTTGAGACAATTGTTCACAATAAACTCTTCCTATTTAGTAAGGAGTTTGAAAAACTACTTTGTTCTTCAGGACCTCGTATCTTTCTCGATCTCGATGTCGTGATACGTGACAACATTGATACTCTTATCGAGTACGCGTTCACAACAAAAGAACGCTTGTCCGTGATCAACGCATCATGGAAACAATACACCCATAAAGATTTACAATCAAATGTTAATCTTCATACCATCAATTCTAGTTGCATGGTTTGGAATCCTTACGAGAACACTCATATTTGGAATCACTTCATTGAAGGATACTCAACATTCTCAACAAAGTATGATAAGGGAATGGATGCTTACCTCGTTCACGAACACAACATTTTTGGTAAGCTGCCTGAGCACCTGTTCTGTTCGTACCTCCACGGTGTTCCGAAGAAATACGTGAGATTGGTAAAAACTTTCGACCAGTACAAGATAATTCAGCGGTCGTTTCCGATTGTCCTTTTCAACGGACCAACAACGGAAGAAGATCTCACAGCTTTCGTTGAAAGCAATTACACAACGTCTTTCTTCGACACCCCTTCTATGTTTGCTGAAGACAAACAACAAAGAGAAGAGGCAATAAAAATAGCTGAACGGCAGTTATACGAACGTGTAATCAGCTTGAGATGATATCATCGACCATATCGTTCCACATGCCTTCATGGGGGATGATATAACCGAGTGTCAGTCTCTCTTCGTGCTCAGCACTGGCACAATGCCAGTAGATTCTTTCCTTTTCATGCCACGCACCATAGTAACCCACCTTACACGTCCAGCCAGGTGTGTCTTGCATTGTAACAATCTCTTTTGTAATCGGATCTTGATATCTAAAGAATCCCTTACCGTCTTTTGACCAAGAAAGAAGAATGTTATAACCAGGCGCATTGGCGTTGTGATGCCAACCCATGAAACCGCCCTTTGGATACATCATCTTCACGGCATTGTTTCTTGATCCAGACCACGTTAGTAAGTCTTCATCGAGTTTTTTTAGTGGTGAAGAAAGTGTCGGTGGTGTGTAACGAGCCATGTCAATACCTCGTGTCACCTCAGGAAATCCATCAACTTTTTTGTTCTGCATGAAATGCAGATACTCATCACCACAAGCACGTACGGGATCAAACCCTTTTGGATCATCATACGGGAATCCTGATCGATCTATTTTCAAAAGCGCCTGGAGGAACGTATCAAGAATCTCTTTCAGATCCTCGTTGTTCAGTTCAATTGATTTCATGATTTTGTCCTCTCCGCTAGTTCTGAAGCCCGTCTATGTGGCATTGTATGATGATAAAAGATAATAGGATCTTTGTTTTCAGTCAGGTAATAACCATTAACAAAGTTCCACCGAGCATCATCCTTAAAAAATTCTACACTTACAGGTAGCTTATCAACGTTCAACAATTTCCAGAATGTAAATTGATCCCACTGTGCAAACGACTTTGGAATTACATCTTCTTCGTATGGCCAGGGTTCTGATCTTTGCTTTGCATAGTCTGTCCACCATCTCTCCATAAACTCTTTAGTCTGCGGATTGGATCTATAGACAAAGAAACCGCCGTGGTGAATCATTTCACCAATTTTGAACTTGTGCTCTTTACCATTGTACGGTCTTATTTTTGTTATCAAGATGTCACAATCTTGAGGGATTTGATCCCATACTTTATGCACGTCTTCATGTACGCATTCCATATCTGCGTCAACGTAGCACGTCAGTTCTGTATATGGGGTACGTGAAAGCGCATACAGCTTTGTTCGTATATGTGAGGGAACATCCTCACTGATGATTGAATCGAAACAACTATCATCGACGTATTGTCGAAGTTTCGGTTCTACAAAAAGAGTGACGTGTGCTTCGGGGTAAAAGTCTTTTATGGAACCAGCAGCAAAATTAGCGCCCTCAACATATTTTGGATCGAGGGAAACAGCAATCAAAAATCCATTACGAACTGTCATTATTATTCCTCTGTTGGTTCTTCCTGTACTTGCTTGCTTTCAAAATCTTTCATAATGATAGCTGAGGCAAATGCAAACACTTCCAAATCATTTTTTGCTCTCCGCAAAGCTGACTTCAATTTCTTTTCCGTTGTGTTTTTTACAGCTTCAACTTCAAACGCTTTTAGTTTGAGAGCAAACAATGCTTCTTGACGTTGACGGTCTTTCTCAGCAGCTTCTTTTTTCTCCGCAACTTCACGATCACGTGTTTGCTTGGCAATCGCCTTTCGTGTATTTTCTTCAAGCTGCTCGGTTGAGAATTCTGCTAACACTTGTTTGAGATCGACGTTGTTAACATCATCACCGTTGATGACAGCAGACATCACTCTTCCATCATCATAATGAAATTCGACAGAAAGGACTGTCCTTGCGTTGTTAATCCAGTGCGGATTTTTTATAGTTCTCTTCATGCTGTTCTTACCCAAAGTTTGATAGTTGAAACTGTTTCTGGTGTTGATATAATAGTCAACCCTGTATATGCGCCCGTAAATGCACCCGTGTACGCTCCCGTATATGCTGATGTGTATACACCAGTAAACCCACCTGTAAATGAACCAACATATACCCCTGTGAAGGCACCTGTGAATGCTTGACTGTATGTTCCCACATATGCTGCTGAATATACCCCTGTATATATCCCAGTGTAACTTCCCGTGAACGCACCTGTAAAGCTGTTTGCAAACAAGCCTGTAAACGATTGATTATACAGTCCCGTAAATGCACCGGTAAACACTTGGTTGTACAAACCGGTGAAAGTTCCCGTAAACGCTGTCGCATATGCGCCAGTAAACTGGCTGCTGTAAGTTCCCGTGTATGCACCAGCGTATGTTCCAGAGAACGCGCCGGTATATGATCCCGAGTAGGAGCCTGTAAATGCGCCAGTAAATGCCTGGTTATACAAACCAGTGAACGTGCCGGTAAACGCTTGGTTGTAAGTACCAACGTAACTCCCAGCATACCCACCTGTATATAATCCTGTGAATGTTTGCTGGAAGTTACCAACAAACGATCCCGTAAACGTCTGATTGAAGCTGCCTGCATAAGAACCAGAATACGAACCGCTATACCCTCCGGAATAAGATCCAGAATATGCTCCCGTAAACGTTTGCTGGTAGTTACCTGCATACACACCGGTGAACAGTTTACTGTATGTTCCTGAGTACGATCCTGTAAACGTCTGCTGATAGTTACCTGCATAACTACCGGTAAACGTTTGTGCATACGCACCTGAATATAAACCGGTGAACAATTTGCTGTATGTGCCGGAATATGATCCTGTAAACGTTTGTTGATAGCTGCCTGAATAGAGGCCGGTAAATGCCTGATTGTACGAACCCGAATACGTTCCCGAATAACCACCAGCATAGTAACCAGTGTAACCACCGCTGTATGTTCCCGTGAACGTTTGTTGATAGCTGCCAGCATAGGCGCCAGCGTATGCTGTATTGTATGTTCCGGAATAACTGCCGCTGTAAAGGCCGGTATAGTAACCTGTGTAATATCCCGCATACGCACCGGTAAACGTTTGTGCATACGCACCAAGATATGCACCAACATACGTTGTATTATACGATCCGGAATATCCACCACTGTATGTGCCAGAGTAGTAACCCGTATAGTAACCAGTGTAAAAACCAGGACCATACGTTAAGTTATAACTACCAGTATAAAGACCCGTAAAGTAACCCGTGTAGGTACCTGCGTAAGCGCCAGCGTATGCACCGGCATATGTACCAGCAAATTGTGCGTAAATACCGAAAAACTTGTTACTTAATTTATTACCGGTCCAATATGCGCGGTAGTATCCTCTATACCAAAGGTATGCAGGTGAACCACCGTAATAGATAACACCGTTATAGTTACCAGCATACGCTGGTGCTCTATATCCTTCCGTTCCGTATCCTGTCGGCCCTGTCCCGTACAAACCAGTATAGTATCCCGTGTAGTAAGTATCACCCCCTGGCGTGCCTGCATAAAACGCTTGGCCAATAGTCGTCTGCGCGTAAGCACCAGCATACAGCCTACCTACGGTAGCGTTGAAGTGCCCGGTGTAGTATCCAGTATAGTAAGCAACTGGGCGGCCGCCGTAATACAATATGTACGTTCCAGCATAAGCACCGGAATATGCAATACCGGTGTATCTACCCGTGTAGTATCCCGTGTAGTATCCTGTATAGAAACCAGTAAACGTTCTTGAGTAAGATCCGGCATACACACCAGTGAATGCTCTTGTATAATACCCGAGATAGGTGCCAGCATACGCACCTGCATATGCACCGGTATAAGCACCAGTATACACACCGGTAAATGCACGTGTATAATATCCTGTATAGGAGCCAGTAAAATATCCCGTGTATCCGCCTGAGTAGTATCCGAGATAAGCGCCAGCATATGTACCAGCATAAGCACCAGTGTAAACGCCGGTGAATGCTCGCGTGTAGTATCCAGTGTAGGATCCTGTAAACGTTCCAACGTATCCACCTGAATATAAACCGGTGTATGTCCCTGCGTATGTACCTGTATATACACCAGTGTATGCGCCAGTGAATGCTCTTGTGTAGCTACCAGAATATAATCCAGTAAATGTACCGACATATCCACCAGCATACGCACCGGTAAAGTTACCTTGGTAGTTGCCACTATAAACACCAGTAAAGTAGCCGACATAGCCACCGCTGTAGATACCGGAGAAAGTTCCAACATAACCACCAGCATATGCACCGGTAAAGTTGCCCTGGTAGCTACCCGTGTAGTTACCAGTGAACGTTCCTACATATCCACCACTGTAGAGACCGGTATACAAACCGGTATAGAGACCGGTGTACGCACCTGTATAAATTCCAGAGAACGCACGCGTATAACCACCAGCATACACTCCAGTAAACGTACCCACGTAGCCGCCGCTGTAGATACCCGTATAGATGCCCGTGTACGATCCAGTGAAGGCACCAGTAAACGACTGATTGTAAGCGCCAGTAAATGTTCCTGTAAATGAGTTACTATACGTGCCGGCATACGCACCAGTAAACGCTCTACTGTATGTGCCAGCGAACAATCCCGTATACGATCCGCTGAATGCACCTGTATAAATTCCTGTGAACAGACCAGTAAAAGCCTGATTGTACAAGCCAGTAAACGTTCCAGTGAATCCTTGACTGTAAGTGCCGGTAAACGTTCCCGTATACGAGCCAGAATAAAGAGTAGCAAACGCTCGGTTATAGGTTCCAACATACGCGCCCGCATAACCACCGGTAAATGTATTACCATACGCCCCAGTGAACGAGCCTGTAAATCCTTGATTATAAATTCCTGTAAAATTACGACTGAACGCTTTACTATACACGCCCGTGTAAGATCCCGAGTACGTTCCAGTAAACGTTTGTGCATACGTTCCAGAGTAACTTTGATCTTGTGCTTGATAACGCGTATCATCAAATCCGCTACCTACCTGAACCCACGTACCAGGATCAACAGGTGTTGTAGTTGAAAGTTTGTATTTTCCAATACCGCTAGTTAGAATATAGTTGCGAACTTTATGAGTTAATGTCTTGATATCATCATCAGACATTTCCCTAAAACCAGCGGAAAACTTGATTGGTCTTGTTTCGACGGTCGCACTATCAACGGTTCTTTGCCATAGAGTCGTCGTGTTCGTTGAGCCGTTTGTTAAAGTGTTTGTCAATGAACCACGTGACACCCATGTACCAGTTGCTGGAGCTGTTGGTTGTAGAACGTAACCACCAGCACCACCAGATGTCATGTAAGAAAGAACAACAGGAAATACCGTCGATGTGAGATCAGAGTCTCTTAGTTCTTGGAATCTATTATTTGCTGTGTCCCAGCCGTACGGTCTTGTTAGATCTTCAATGAGAGAGTTGTTCGATAGATCTTGATAAAGCGTTGTACTATTAGTTGTTATAGCTGATGGACTAACAGGATGTGTTCCTAACGCATCGCTACGGAACGTATCTACCCAGGTTCCAATCGACGTGCCATTTGCCATTGAACCAACAGCAAGTGATCCAACACTCGTATTCGAAGCAAAAGTTTCACCCACCTTAATAGCAAGGTAGTTGAGAATGTCCGTATTGGACATCTCTTTGAAAGATTTTGTTGAACTATTAAATTTAAGAGGTGCAATTGCTGGCATGACGACCAATATACAACATTAAGCTGAACGGATCCACAACGTTGTGGTAGTATCTGTAGTTGTATTTATGACTGTCAAACCTGTGTATGCTCCACTGAATGCTCCTGTGAACGCCTGATTATACAAACCAGTGAACGTCCGCGAGTAAGCACCGGTGAACCCTTGCGTAAATGCTTGACTGTAAACACCGGTAAAGAAAGAGGAGAAGCTAGAGGCATATCCCCCCGTGAAGGCGCCAGAGAACGCCTGACTGTAAGCACCCGTGTAAGCACCAGAGAAGAAACGAGAGAACGACTGCGCAAATGCTCCTGTATACGAGCCACTAAATGCACCCGTATATGCACCCGTGAATACACCAACGTAAGCTAGATTGTAAGCGCCCGTGAACGAACCACTATAAGAACCACTATACGCTCCAGTGAACGTGCCAACATAGCCGCCGGAATATGTTGATGTGTATGCGCCTGTGAAGTTTGAGGCAAACGTTGCATATGCTCCAAATAATCTACCATCTGGTTTCACACCTGTCCAGGATGCCTGGTACATCCCAGCAAAGTTAACCTGTGCAGGCGTTCCGCCGTAGTACACGGTACCTGTGAATTGCGCACCATACGGAGCTCCTGCGTAAACTTCCGTACCGTAGCCCTTTGCATTTGCAATGAACAGTCCCGTATATCCACCTGTAAAATAGAAGTAGCCAGGGGCTGGGCTTTGTGCAGATCCACCGTAATAAACAATCTTACCACCATACGCACCAGTAAACGTGTTGATGTATGAGCGAGGTAAACCTAGACCGGTGTAAGCAACTCCAGCATAATACCCCAAGTAGGTGGCAGTTGCCGGCGTTCCGCTCCAGTATGCTGTAATAGTTGTATATGCTCCCTGGTAAGGACTTCCGCTGTTTTGGAAACTCTCCGTACCGGAACCTTGCGTACTTACAAAGTAACTTCCGTAGCCACCCGTAAAATAACTCGGGGTACCGCTATAATAAAGAACATAAGCTCCTGTATATGAACCAGCATATGCTTGCGATGCATATCTACCAACAAATATCCCAGAAAACGCTTGGTTATAAAGACCGGTGAATGTTTGTTGGTAGCTACCGGAATAAAGACCGGTAAATGCTCGTGTGTAAATTCCAGAGAATGCACGGGTAAAGTTACCAGCAAATGTACTTGTGAACGCTTGCTGATACGTGCCAGCAAAAGCACCTGAGAACGTACTAGTAAATCCGTTTACATATGAACCTGCATAATTTCCACTGAATGCACCCGTAAACAACTTACTGTAAGCACCAGAGAACAAACCAGTAAATGCACCAACATAAGGTCCCGTGAACGCACCTGTAAATTGATTACCGAACTGGCCAGTAAATGCTCCCGTATACGTGCCTGAGAATGTGCCTGTGAATGATGAGGCAAAGTATCCTGTATAAGGTTGAGCGGAGGAGTCATTAAGTTTGTTAACGTAAGATCCAAGAGACACCCACGTCCCTGGTGTAGGAGTTGTTGGCTGAAAGGCATATTGGCCAATGCCAGTGTCTACGATAAACTTGTAATATGTCCCCCAAATACTCTTTATCTGCACATCGGTCATCTCTATGACACGACCAGTGTCGGGATCATAGCATAGAGGACGTATGTGGGTAATGGACAGTATTTTCTGTATATTTGTCTGTGCGTTGATACAGTTTGTATGTCGTGGTTACAGGAGCTCCAGATGTAACATACGTATCTGTTATCGACGACCTCTCTGTCCATGTTCCGGTCGCTGATGGTGCTGATGATGACAGTAACCAACTACCCTTCCCACCAGCATCAAAATCAGCAGCAGAAAAGAATGCTGGCCAGAAATGACTAACCATTTCACTTTCCGTCATTGCTTTTACTTCAAAGTCACCACTTTCATTATAGAAAAGAGGACGTACTTGCGTTGCTAATGATTCCGGTGTACCAGCGCCTGTCTGATAAAGCGTATGCGTTGCAATGACGTTTGCTACAACTGGGTGATCACCCAAGCTAGCCGTCGTGTTATTTGCAAATACCCGAACCGTATCCGTCGCAGAACCTCGACTCGTGTTTGTAGAAAGAGGGTTGTTAAAAACAAGTGTGTTTGGCGACGTCGATGGAAAATCTAACCACTGGTTAACAATCAACGGCACAACCCAATCCTGAAGATCAGCATCACTCATTTCTTGCATACCAGCGATGATTGTTGCTGTCAAAGTATCTGTTGCAACACCAGTAGATGTAAAGTTAACCGGAGCTCCACCTGAAGTGGTTGCAAGCTGTATAGTAGTTGGAGTTGTGTTAACGACGTAATAGTTGGTGTTTGTAGTGAGGCCGCCAATGGCTGACGACGAAGTATAAACAACAAGAGCGTTGTTTACAAACGTGTGACTACCAAAATTAATTACGTCCGTTGTTGTGTTAACATTCGACTGTGCAAACGTTACAGCAACATTAGCGTATTTTGCTCTAAGCGGTCTTGCCATTTCATGGTCCTACTCTTGTACCAGAGACATTATAAATTCCAAAATTACCAGCATGAGCTACGTTACCGCTCTTGTAAGTAATTGTATTTGAATTGAATTCAACAAGAGAAGCTGTTGCTGTTGAATTGACAGACTGGAACAAGAAGCCACCATTGAATACTGATGAGTTGGAATTATCAAATGTAGTGAATGTTAAACGACTATTTGATGTGTTCGATGTGTTGAAAATAATCGAAGCGTTTTGACTTACATTAGCTGTGCTGCTAAAACGAACGCCGGTGTTTGCTGTATTGAAGAAAGCATTACCAGTAATCGTCATCAAATCAATAGACGATGGAGCGTTGTTCTTAAAGCCAATTGTATTATTATATGCGTCAAGATACAGCAAGTCAATATCAAACGTGACGTTTGCTGTAAATGTTGAGTTACCAGCAAACGTCGATGTGCCGTTTGTAACAGACGATCCAAGGACACGTAACGTGCCAACGTTTGCAACACCAGCTGGTGCAAGAATCGAGCCGTTACTCGACAACGTTACCTTTATAGGTGTTAGCGTGTGGCCAGTTTCCGATGTGGAGCTAGCTGTTATGTTTATGTTTGCGCCGCTGTGTGTAGCTGCAAGCTGGAAAGCTGTGCTATTTGCACCAACAACGTAATAATAACCAGCATTCGAAAGACCTGAAAGAGCCGTGTTGCCTGCCGCTACCAAGTATTGAACATACTCACCGTTTGAGAAGCCATGAGCAGCCAAGGATGTAATATAGTCCGTTGTTCCGTTAACGCCAGTGTTTGCATTGAAAGAAGCAACCGTGCCAATAACAACGCTGTTACCGGATACTGTTGTTGTAACGGCTGTAACTCCGTTAGCTGTCAGATTCCAAAGACGTGAAGAACTGCCCAACGATGCATTTGTGTTGGAAGTAGGAAGAACTGTGTTACCGGTAAACTGACTTGCAGTTATTGCATTTAATATTGTAGCTGTATTAGCGTAAAGGTTAACAACGTTTGCGCCTACCCAACGAAAAGTAGAGTTACCAATATTGTATTGGTTATCAACAGTGGGGTTCACATCCCCCGCAAAAACAGCAGTGAAACTGAGATTACCGACAACAATGAGGTCCTGCTCAACGCGTAGCGATCCACTGACGTTGGCTGTACCGACGACATCTAAACCATTCTCAACCTTAAACTTTGTATTGCTCGCAGCCATTAGTTTGCCTTATTATTTTATGAACTGCACAAACATCTTTGCACTTGAATTTGCACTTGTTTGTTGGAAC